AACGAGATAAGGCTAGTAGCTGGTTGACGTGTGGTTGCCCTGAGAAACATATTCCTAAATTTGTTATCGAATGGGTAAGAGGTTTGGAAGATGAAAGTTTAATCCAGCTAATGCGACAACATTTCCAATTAGGTAGAAAGGTGTGCAGTAGAACAGCGTCAATTGATGAATTAATGGCTGGGATTGTGATTAATAAAAAATGAGTAGATTGACTGAATCAAGTAGGGGTGAACCTTGCCAGTTGAGATTAGAGGGTTGTTTTTCAGGTGTTGAAAATAATACAGTTGTTTTTTGTCATTTAAGCGGTGGCGGCATGGGAAAGAAAATGATGGATTTTCAAGGATTTTATGGATGCTTCAATTGTCATTCCAAATATGACGGAAGAGAGCCTCATAACTATGAAAAAGAGTGGCTTGAGCTTGAAGGTTATAGAGCAATGATAAGGACTCAGATTCGTATGGTAGCTAAGGGGTTACTTTGAAAAGAATGATTGAGCGCTCTAAACCTAAAGAGATGATCTTTAAGACGCTAGTACAAGACTACTTTGTAGAAAACCCAAAAGTGGAGAAAGCAACAATAGAAATTAAACAAGACAAATTAACGAGAAGCCAAGCTCAGAATGAATTGTACTTTATGTGGGTTGATACATACATTAGGCAAGAGCTAGGATATTCAAAGCACGAGACACATAAGGCTCTAGTGGAAGAGTTGCTAGGGTATGACGTAACAACGGGTTTTAATGGCGAAATTAGTAGCTTGAAAGAAACAAAAAGCTTAAAGGTTGCTGAGTTTTCAAATTATTTAGAAGAGGTTGATAGATTTTGTGCTGAACGACTATCTATTATTTTGCCTCACCCAGACATTTACTACAAAGCAATGGGGGTTAAAGCGCCATGATTCATTCGATGGAAGAGTGTTTAGTTAAATTAAAGGCTATTAAAACGATGGCAAAGCAAGGCATTAAGCAAGCAAAGCAAATTACTGAAACTTATAAATACGAACAGATATTACAAGAAGTTAATTATTTGATAAATGAAACTAAGGAGAAAGGTAAATGATGGAATTGATTGTTATTTTAATGGGAGTTGTGCTTGGTGCGATGGGTCACTATATCTACGTAGCTTTTAGTAATTGCTCACCTAAAGCCAACACACAAGCAAAAGCAGTACTTGAGCATTTGAAGAAGAATAAAACGCTAACTTCTAAGGAAGCTAAAAATCTTTATTCAATTATCGCTTTACGTTCGGTGGTATGTAGATTGCGTTCTGCTGGGTATGAGATAGAGACCGCATTTGATGGTCATAAAGGTGTCTATTCACTGAAATAACTTGACTAACTTGACAGATTATGAGATTTACTAAGATTAATAACGAAGATTTTTGGAAACTACTAAGAGATAACAATGGGGTTTTTCAAGCTACAGCAAATGTGATTGCGCAGGTTACAGGTGGTACTTATACACGTCAAGCAGTACAGGATAGAGCGTCAAAAGACCCTGAGCAATTAGACGACATTAGAGAAAGTAATCTTGATCTAGCTGAGACAGGCATGATGTCGCTCGCAGTATCAGACAATGAAGCTATTAAGCTTAAGGCTTGCGAGACAATTCTAAAGCGTAAAGGTCGTAAGCGTGGATGGGGTGACAAGCAAGAACTTGAAATTAATGGTGACATGAATATGCTAGTTGAGTTTGTAGACCCTGATAGTGATTTTGAATGATTGCTGAAATGGATATGGTAGAGGTTGAGAATGTAAAGCCTAAAGATGTTGTGGCAAAAGTTCAACTATCTAGGATATTCGCGCCCTTGTTTAAACCATATAGATTCAAGGTATTTTACGGGGGTAGAGGTGCTGGCAAGTCATACGCCTGTGCCTTGGCATTGCTCCAAAGGGGTGTAAAGAAAAAATTAAGGATATTGTGTACGCGAGAAGTACAAAACTCCATTAGAGATTCTGTTCACAAGCTACTGTGTACTTGTATTGAGAATAGCAACCTAGAAAATTTTTATTATATTACTAGAGACACTATTACAGGAAGGAACGGTACTGAGTTTATTTTCAACGGACTTCGCCATGACCCGATGCAAATTAAGTCTCTTGAAGGTATTGATATTTGCTGGGTAGAAGAAGCACAGAGAATCAGTAGCGAAAGTTGGGACGTTTTGATACCGACTATTCGTAAGAAAGGCTCGCAGATTTGGATCGCTTTTAATCCGAATTTAGAGACAGACCCAACGTATCAGAAATTTATAGTCAACAGGAGACCGAACCAAGTAACAGTCAAGGTTAATTACTACGACAACCCTTTTTTCAGTGATGAATTAAGGGTAGAGATGGAATACCAAAAGGAGTTAGATTATGACGATTATCTCCATATTTGGGAAGGTGAATGTAAACGAGCTTCAGACGCTCAGATATTCAAGAATAAGTATGTTGTAGAAGATTTTGATTCACCAGTTAGCGTTACCTATTACTACGGGTTGGATTGGGGATTCTCACAAGACCCTACAGTGATTCTTAGGTGCTTTATTGTTGGTAATGATTTGTATATTGATTATGAAGCTGGTGGTACGCAGGTGGAGTTAGACCTGACTTACAAGTTGATAGACACTATCCCGAATACTAAGAATTGCGTTATTAGAGCTGATTCAGCACGACCTGAGTCAATTAGTTTTGTAAGAAGGCAAGGTTACAAGATTGAGTCAGTACATAAATGGTCAGGTTCGATAGAAGATGGTATTGAGCATATCAGGAGTTTTAAGAAGGTACATATTCACACACGCTGTATGGAAGTGGCGAGTGAGTTTGTGAAATATAGTTACAAGATAGACAGGCTGAGTGAGGATATATTACCGACAATAGTTGACGCACATAATCACTATATTGACGCGTTACGGTACGCACTACAGCCAATGATTAAGGACTATAAGGAGATAAAAATGGGAATTGAAAGCAAACATCCGTATTACGTTGAGGCGAGTAATCAATGGTCAAGAATTAGAGATTCATTTGATGGCAGTGATGCTATTAAATCAAAAGGGGTAGATTATCTACCAAAATTAAGCGGTCAGGATAAAGCGCAGTATGACGCTTATAAGCTTAGAGCAGTTTACTACAACGGTATTGAAAGAACGGTAAAGGGTCTAGTAGGCGCTGTAATGCGAGTTGATCCAATTGTTGAAGTATCGCCTAAGATGGAAGAGTGGTTGAGTGATATTACTGGCACTGGTATTTCATTAAATGACTTCATCAGCTATATGTTGAGTGAACAATTACTCACAGGTAGACAAGGCGTTTTAGTTGATAGAAATGAAGAGCGCCCTTATCTGACAGGCTATAAAACAGAGCAGGTTACTAACTGGCTAGAAGATACGATTGTATTACAAGAAACATACCGCAAGGTAGATCCGAAAGACCCGTACAAGTCAGAATATGATATTCAATATCGTGAATTAACTAAAGACGATGGGAAATACGTTGTGCGTATTTGGCGTAAGGATAAGGGCGGATGGAAGGTGGTTGATGAATTATTCCCAACTATGCGCGGTGATGGTTTAGACGGTATTCCGTTTGTTGCTATGAGTGGTGATGGTTTTAACCTAGAGCCTAGTATGTCCTCTTTGTTGTCGTTAGCTGATATGGGCTTATCTCTATACAGAACCTCAGCAGACTTAGAGCATGGTAGACACTTTACCGCATTACCTACGCCATACGTTACAGGTATTGATATTGATAGTGAATTAACAATCGGTTCAGGTACGGCTTGGATATTGCCCGACTCTTCTTCTAAAGCAGGTTATCTTGAGTTTAGCGGTCAGGGCTTACAAGCACTAGAGCAAGCAATGGAAGAGAAGCGTTCATTTATGGCTAGTCTAGGCGCTCAATTACTACAATCTCAGAAGTCAGGTGTAGAAGCGGCTGATACGGTGCGTCTACGTCAAAATGCTGAAGCTTCAACTTTAATCAGTACGGTTAAAACTGTGGAAAGAGCAATTACTAGCGCGTTAGAAGTGATGGCACAGTGGGACGGCATAACGGGTGATATTAAAGTTAAGCTTAATACTGACTTTGTAGATACGAAGATTAACGCTCAAGATATGACTTCACTCATGGGCGCTTGGCAGTCAGGCGCTATTAGCCATGAGACTTTCTTATTCAATATGAAACGTGGTGAGATATTAGAGCCTGATGTGTCTATTGAAGATGAAAAAGATCGTATTGAAGTCCAAGCTGGTGAGTTTGAGTAATGCTTTCAGTTAATGACAGAATATTAGATGAAATAACGGGTCATTCCGTTGATCTACAGCGCCTAGAAGCTTCTGTTAAGTTCAAGATACGTAAAGAGCTTAAGAAGTTAGAGCGTGGTCTAATTCAAGAGCTAAATGACTCTAATATGTGGGATGCTAAACGAGAGCAGACTAAGCTGAAACGGCTTAAGGTACTCTTGAAGCAAACTAAGGAGACGATAAAAAGTACATACTCAGTCATTTCAAAAGACCACATCAAGACTTTAACAGGGGTTGCGGCTTTGGCTGAGAAACAAGCGGTTAAATCTATTAATAAAGCTATTAATTTTGAATTAGCCTCAGTGACTATGAGTAAGCAAATGCTAAAAGCCATAGCCTCAGATACGCTATTTGAAGGCGCTCCCTCTAAAGAGTGGTGGGCTAGACGTAGTGAAGCGTTTCATGGAAAGTTTGCGGATACTGTCAGACAGGGAATGATGCGTGGTGATGACACTAAGACTATTACTAGAAATTTAATAGGTACGGCTAAGAATAAGTTTAAAGATGGGGCATTAGCACCTAACTTTAGAAGTGCTGAAGCTCTAGTAAGAACCTCTATACAGTCAGTCGCTAATGAATCGAGGCTAATGACCTATGCTGACAATGATGACATTATCAAAGAGATTGAATGGGTGTCTACATTGGACTCAAGAACCTCAGATACTTGTAAAGCTTTAGATGGTTTAAAGTGGAAGAACCCTAGTAGAGAACCTGTTGGACATAATACGGTATTTGTTGGTACTACTGCTCATTGGGGGTGTCGTTCTACT